TAGACCGACGCGCTGTTCCGCCTCTGTACCAGAGCCATCGTGCCCTGCCCCTGCTCCGGGAGCGGAGCGACCCGGCCGACAATCGCAGACCGCGGCACCGGCGGGCAAGAAGAAGGGTAAGGCAAAGGGATGATCCAGCTCACAGCGGCAAATATCGAGGCGATGGGATACCAAAAAGGCGACCTCGCAGAAGGCAGAGAGCTGGATTTTGCCGCTGCGCTTGACTGGCTCAGCGACAACACGGATTTCCGGCTGACAGAAGGCAGCATTACAGAGGTGGCGGCGCTGCCGCCCTCTGCGCGGCTTTTTATCCTGAAATTCATGGAAATCATGAACTCCGGCGGCACTCTGGCCGGTGTCAGCTCCGAGTCAATCGGCGGAATGTCCAAAAGCTACGCGGTCGCAAGCGATATGAGCGGCGCACTTATGCTTCTCATCCGGCAGCTACTCCGCGGGCATTACACCGGCGGCATAAAGATTTCCATGCCGCGGTCAAGGTGGGTGTGATGGCGGTAACCTACGAGACGAAATTCAATCTCTTGCCTGACATTATCGAGAATGTGAATGCGCTCTCCGGCCGGTCGGTGTCGATCGGTGTTTTTGACGGCGAGCAGGCATACATTGCAGGCATTCATGAGTACGGCTGCCGGATACCGGTAACCGAAAAAATGCGAAAATTCCTTGCACGAAAGGGACTGCACCTGAAAGCGACTACGACAGTAATCGTGATTCCGGAGCGGTCCTTTTTGCGTGCGGGATTTGACGCTAAGAGCGCAGAAATCAAAGCGATTGTAGACAGAGACATAGGCGAGCTTGCCGCGGGGCGTTTCACCGCGGAGGTGCTCCTTGACGATGTCGGAATGACCGCCCGCGGGCTGATACAGCAGTATGCCCGTGACCTGTCAGCGCCGCCGAATCACCCCTTTACGGCAGAGCAGAAGGGCAGCTCGAACCCGCTGGTGGATACCGGCAGTATGATTGCTGCGATTGAGTACAGAAAGGAGTAGGCGTGTTTCACTTTGCAGACCTTGTGAAAAAGTACGCTGTCGCCTGTGAAATCGTAGCCCTGCGCGGCGGAGGCTATGAGGGCGGCGAGTATGTGCGCGGAGAGCCGGAGAAAACGGCAGTGAACGCTGCAATCGTCCCGCTCTCACAGGGAAAAATTTATCAGTCCGGCGGTGCGCTTACGACAAGCGACCGCGATTTTTATATCCGGAAGACCAATGACAGCATCGACCTCGACGACAAGGCTTGCACCTACTATGTGGCGCATAAGGGCAAGACCTACAAGGTCGAGGGCGCAGAGCTGCTTGCCGAGGACTATGCGGATGTGAACCGCTACACGCTGAAAAGGGTGGATAGCTTCGATGCTTAAAAAAGGGATTCAGGAATTCAACAAAGCAATCTGTGACGGCATCAAAAAGGACCTTGGACTAATCGCTGTAAAGGCGAATCAGACCGGACACATTCCGCCGTATCCGTACGCGAGCTTTTCGATTACATCAATCGCCGAGAGCGGCGGAAGCTACGGGCGGACGGAAGCAGAGGAATTTAAGCCGGCTGTTATCACAATGTCTTGGACAGTGCAGGCCGACAATGACACGCTCTGCTGGGAGAAGGCGCAGGCGCTTGCAGATTGGTTTCGCATTTCCGGAAGAGCCTACCTCAAAGAGCAGGGCATTGCACCGCTTGAAGTGATGGATATCAATCAGAGGGACAGCCTGATCACGATTGAGTACGAATTCCGGAAAGGCTTTGATGTACGATTTTCCGCCATGAATGTGCTGCCGAGTACCGGAGAGCGCATCCAGACCGCGGAGATTCAGAGAAAGGAGATCTAAATGGCACTTGATGTCAATGTAAAGATTAAGCTCACGAGCGGTGCGGGCACCGATGGCTTCGGCATTCCGCTGATTCTTGTGAGCCATGCAGACAGCGCAGTGGCGTATCACGAGTGCGCGACCGCAAGCGAGGTAAAGCTCGCGGGCTTTGCCGAGGGCAGCGAGGCGTACAAGCTCTTCGTGCTCATGAAGGCACAGGACAATGCGCCGCGCCGCATCGCGCTCATCCAGACCACGGACGGCGCTGTGGAGGCGCTGAAAAAGCTGACCGGTGTGCGGCAGGTGGTCGCAGTGCTCGGCGGGGGCGATACAGCCGTCGATGTGTCTGCCTATGTGGAGGGCAGAAGAGACTTAATCTATTTCCCTGTCCTCAACGCGACGGACGGCCTCGCAGCATACGCAAAGCGCGAGCGCACGATGATCGGTGTGCACTCCGACGGACAGAAGCTTGCAGCGGCGCTTGTCGGCGCTACGGCAGGCATGGACGCGGGCAGCTTCACCTACAAGAACGTTATCTTGCAGGGCGTTGAGCCGGATGCAGAGCGCACCGAGGAAGAGATCCTCTCGCTCTCGACCGGCAGCGGAAGCGGCGGCACTTGCGCGTATACCATCGCGCGAAAGGCCGGTGACCTTGTGACCACTGAGGGCAAGGCTGCATCCGGTGAGTACTTGGATATCGTCGATTCTTTCGACTGGATTATCCAGGGAATTGAGACCGGAGCGCAGAAGCTCTTAAATGGCTCGCCGAAGCTGCCGTACGACAACCGCGGCATCGGCATGCTGGAGGGCGTGACCGCAAATGTGCTTAAGCAGGCGGACAACATGGGCATGATCGCGCATAGCGCTGCGGGAGAGGCGCTCTATGCGACTGAATTCGGCGGCGTAGACGCTACGAAGGCGGCAGACCGCAAGGAGCGCAGCTACACGCTCGGGCGCTTCACCTTTACCCTCGCAGGCGCGATTCACACCGCCGAGATTAACGGCACGGTGACCATCTAACGAAAGGAGAACACGAGAATGCATGCATACGAGTTTGACCCGAATGACGTATCTATCACCCTCAGCACGAAGAGCTACGGCACTTTTGCCATCACCTGTACCGGTGAGGATGACGTGGAGTGCTCGAAGGATGAGGACGGCGCGGAGGCCGTAGTGGGCGCACAGGGCGATGTGGTCGTAAACCGCAGCCGCAATCAGCTTGGCACTATCAAATTCTCTGTACAGGCGCAGAGCCCGCAGCTTCCCCCGCTTAAGAGGCTCGCTGACTCTACGGAGCTTTTCGGCATCTGGGTGGTCAATAAGTCCACCAATGAGAAGGTCGGCGGCACGAAGGCTTTTCTCAAGAAGAGCGCGGACAACAAAGTCGGCAAGAAGCTCGGCGACCGAAGCTTTGAGGTGCAGGTCCTCGATTACACGGACCGATAAGGAGGCGTAAATGGCTAAATTTTACCAGAGAACTCAGGAAATCAACGGCGTGACCTATGTCGCGCAGTTTAACGGCTTAAGCGCTTGGCAGGAGTGCATTGACGATTCTTACATTCCGGGCACGGACACCATGTCCAATGCTCGATACGCAAAGAATGTCTTGAAGCGCGGCCTTCTGGAGCCGTCGGGGCTTACTCCGGACGACTTCGACACGGATGAGGAGCTCACCGAAGTTGTGAAATTCGCCGCAGATGTCATGCGCGGACGATTTCGAAACGCCGAAGACCCGCAGGCAGCTCCGGCAAAGAGCAAGAGATAACTGGGCCTATTGGAGGCTCATTTTTGACGGACACATGGACTATGAGACGGTATTCTGCCGCCTCACACCGAATGAAATCACTGAGGCGAATGCAGCGCTGGACCATTACATCGACCTCATGAACAAGGCGCAGGAGGGAGAGTAAATGGCAGTAGTACGCGAGGACGTAATCAAAATTACCTTTGACGTCCCGAAAAATCCGCTTGGCGATGTCGACAAGAGCATGCGCGATTTGCTCTCCTCCGCGAAAGCGGCGACGAAAGCGACGAATGACGCCGTGCGAAGCTCGACCGGCGAGACAAAAAAGCTCGGCGCGTCGCTTAAGGCAGCTGCGCAGTCCGCAAAGAATTTCGTCACGAGCCTGCCGCGAAACGCGATTGCAGCTGCGGCGAATAAAATGCGGAGCCTTGCCTCCGGCGCAAAGAGTTTTGTTGTGAATTTGCCGAGGAATATCCTTCACGGCATCGTATCCGGAATTAAAGGCATCGCAAAGGCCGCCGTAAGCGCCACGAAGAAGCTCGGGCTGCTTGCGGCAAACGGCCTTAAAAAGCTTGCCGGAATCAGCCTTAAGGCTACTATCGCCGGAGTTGCGGCGCTTGGCGCAGGCATCGCTTTTATCGGGAAGCAGGCGCTCTCTGCCTTTGCGGACGCTGAGCAGCTTAAGGGCGGCGTAGAGACGCTCTACGGCGGCGTAGGGTCTGCCGGTGCGAATCAGGTCCTGCAGGACGCTAAGACCGCATACAGAGAAGCCGGACTCTCCGCGAATGAGTACATGGAGACCGCCACCAGCTTCGCTGCGTCTCTCACGAATTCGCTCGGCGGAGACACGGTAAAGGCCGCACAGATGGCAAAAACTGCGATTGTCGATATGTCGGATAACGCAAACAAAATGGGGTCCGACATTGAGAGCATCCAGAACGCCTACAATGGCTTTGCTAAGCAGAATTTCACGATGCTCGACAATCTAAAGCTTGGCTATGGCGGTACGCAGTCCGAGATGCAGCGCCTGCTCGATGATGCAAACCGGCTGAACAAAGCGGCTGGCAGAAACACCGATTATCAGATTAAAAATTACGCGGATATCGTCTCCGCAATCCATGATGTGCAAACGCAAATGGGAATTGCGGGCGCGACGCAGGCCGAGGCGACAGACACGATTTCCGGCTCGATCGGGATGCTGAAGGGCGCGTACTCGAATCTGGTCGCAGGCCTTGCTGACGAAAACGCAGATTTAGGGCAGCTCTTTACGGATGTCGCAGACGCAGCGGGGGCGGTCTTTAAGAATGTCTTACCGCGCGTTGAGCAGATTGCCGCGGCGCTTCCGAAGGTGCTCGGAAAGGCAGCGAAGATGCTGCAGACCGAAGTGCTACCGAAGCTAACCACTGCCATGCAGCGCATGCTGACCGCGCTGCCGACCAGAGCCGCTGCCGCTGCACGCGATATTCTGCCGCGCGTCGCAGCCTTTGCGAAGACCTCGCTTCCGGCGATGCTGCAGACCGGCACTGAGGCTATCGGGAGCTTTATCTCCGGTGTGACCTCGGTGCTGCCGCAGGTCGGTGAGAGCGGGGTGCAGATGCTAACCGGCATGGTGTCCGGGGTTGCGTCGGCCCTGCCGCAGCTTATCCCGAAGGGCGTCGCAGCGGTCGGAGCACTGGTCTCCGGAGCGGCGCAAGGCATCCCGCAGATGATGAGAGCGGGCCTTCACCTAATCGGCGGGATGTTTCAGGGCATCGGCGCAGCTGTGCCCAGCATTATCAAGGCAGGCGGCGAAGTGCTCAAAAATCTGGTACGCGGCATCGTGGTGAATCTTCCGGAGCTCGGTAAGGCGCTTCTCGATGGTCTCCGCAGCATTCTCACGAATCTGCCGGGACTACTTTGGGACCTCGCAAAAACAGCGGTTTTCGCGCTGATTGACGGCGTGAAGGCCGGAGTTGACGACCTATCTAACGAGGGACACGGGGCGGGGCGGCAGATAGCCGATGACGTGGCGAGTGGCATCACGGAGGGCGCAGACGCTACGCAGGCAGCTGCGCAGGACGCTATGGACCGCAGTATCGCCGCTATGGTGGAGTCGGCACCGAAGGCAGAGGATATCAGCGCGGACATGCTCGCGGGCCTCGATGAGAGCCTTGCAGCGTATCAGCCGGACGTGACCGGGCAGGATATGCTTGGCAGTCTTGATCAGAGTATCTCCGGATATACTCCGACTCTGCAGAGCACGACGCAGAGCGTGGTTGACTCGGCGGTCAAGGAGCCCTTTGCTGCAATCGACCTCACCGCGTCCGGCATGAACGCGGGGCTCGGTTTCGCGAACGGCCTCATGCAGTCGCAGGGGCTGATTCTCGCGAGAGCGCAGAGCATTGCGACGGCAGTCAAGAGCACAATCAACGCATCTCTCGACATTCACAGTCCGTCCCGTGTGATGCAGTGGTCGGGCGAGATGACCGGCGCGGGATTCGTGAAGGGCCTCGACCGCTCCGCGGGACAGGTGAGCGCAGCCGCGCAGAATGTCACCGCTGCCGTGAGAGGCGAAATGTCTCCGCGGTCGGTGGCTGCGGGGCGCACGGTGCGAAACACGACCATGAATAGCAGCTATTCGCCGAGCTTCACGCTCAATATGAACGGCGCGTCCGCGACGGACACGAACAGACGCAAGGTCGAGGGCTGGATCCGCGACGCAATGAACAGGACCTTCGAGGGGCTTAACCGTTCCTCGGGTTACGCAATGGGGTAAGGGGGTAGAACATGGCTTATTTAATCGGCTCACATAAGGTCTATCTCTTTGTCGAGACAGAGGAGACCGCGCAGGCGGCCTCCGCTTCGTCTCACGCGGTGGAGCAGGGCGCTGACATCACGGACCATGTGAAAGCAGAGCCCGAAGAGCTCACGGTCTCCGGAGAAATTGTAGGCAGGCAGTATCAGAGCATTATCTCGACTATAAAGAGCTGGGAGCGGTCGGGAGAGCTGCTCCGGTACGCGGGTAGCCAAACACTCCGGAGCTGCATTATTCAGAGCTTCTCGCCGAACTTCTCGGCGGAGGTCTCCGGCGGCTGTAAATTTTCGTTAAGCCTAAAGCGCATCCATATCGCCGCCCCCGCGTATGTGGCAGCTGCGGATGTGCCGCGCGCAGCGCGCGAGACCGTACGCCTTGGCATGCAATCGGGTGAGG